GCAGGGGTTCTAACTGCATCATACATGGGAATGCTACAGAAGATGGATCCAACGTTTGTTGCTTCACTGCTGAGCGGCACTCTTGCTTCCTACGGAATATCTCGCCCTAAAGATCAAAAGGACAAAGTATGAAATTCCTAATTCTGCTTCTGCTGTTTCCCGCTGGGGCGATGGCACAAACTGTGACTCCTCAGTTTACCCAAGGTAGTATGCAGGCTACCACAACCACCACTCAAACCATCACCGAAACTATCGCAACTGAAGTGTACGGTGGTGCATACTCATCATGGTCTGGAACAAACGTAACCCCAAGTGGGGATATAACCGATTCTTCGACTACTTGGTCCGTCACAACCGCTGGCGAACAGTTTCAACTGGAGACTGTGAATCGAGCAGCCGGAATAGTCGAAACAATCGACACCACTCGCACTATCAACACTACTGCTACTACTACCTCGCTTTCTGTCTTTTCTCAGTAGGTCCAGCATTTGCTGAATCCCCGACAGTTAGCAACAACGCTAACCCGGTAGCTGCTGCCACAGGTAACGTAACTAACCAAGCAGTTCAGTTCCAAAACAACGGTGCACCCAGTAGACAGCAGTTTACCGGCGGTAACTCGTGTAACGGAACAACCATGACTGTCTCCCCCTTTTACATGGGTAATGATACGTTGCCTACTGGCTACACCCGTAACAATAACTATGGTATGCAGCTTAACTTTTCAGTACCGCTTGACGGTGGGATGATTGAGCAGTGCAAACAGATAGCTAAACGTCACGAAGAAAAGATGCGTCTTGACTATGAGATAGTACGGGCGTTGAAATGTGCAGAGTTGATGAAGTCTGGGTTTACGTTTAGACCTGGATCCCGTGTAGAGGTACTGTGTCACGACATCGTACCCATTGTGTCCCTTCAAACTACCAACAATAATGTCTTATCAACTGATTGACACCTTTACTGGCAAAGTTCTGGGTGTCTATGATACCGAAGCAGAAGCTGTTGTCTATGAACAGCGTCTGGTTCATGAACCCGGTGAAAGCCGGTATGAAATTGTGGCTCCACCTGCACCCAAAAAGGTAAGCAAGAAGAAAGCCAATGTCCAAGAAGAAAGCAACTGAGGATCAGTTTAACGAGCTTCACAACCTTGTTACATCTGAATTCCTCGCACGAATTAAATCTGGTGAAGCCACGACACAAGATCTCAAAGCAGCTTGTGACTGGTTAGCCAAAAATGACATTAGCGGTGTTGCATATGAAGGTAACCCGCTTGATAAGCTGGCGACAGTTATGCCTAAAGTAGACCCTGAGATGGTACAACGGAGATTGTATGGCTCAAAGCACGTCTAATTACTACAAATCTAATCCAAAAGCAGCGGCTCGCCGTAGAAAGCAGCAACGTGCGTACAATAAGACTAATAAAGGTCTGAAAATCCGCACTGCTGCTAACAAATTGAATCGTAAACTAGGTACTTATGGTAATGGTGATGGTAAAGACGCTTCACACACCGGTAAAAACACCGGAAAGCTGGAAACACCGTCTTCAAACCGTCGTAGACCTAGAACAGGCAAAAAGTACGCATGACACCGTTGTTGCCAACCCCTGATCATTACATTTACAACCTCATAACCATGACAAGTCCTGAAGCAAAACGTATGTGGCGTCGAGCAATCAAGGAGCATTTTAATTGTCAATGTGTTTATTGTGGAGAACATTATGAATTACATGAACTTACTTTGGATCACGTTGTGCCTCGCTTTGTTGGGGGACAAACGATTACAAGAAACTTGGTTCCATCCTGCAGGAAATGTAATCAAGAAAAGGGGACAAGCAACTGGTTATCCTGGATGCGAGCTACGTTTGGCTCCAATCCGGGTAGAGAACAACTGATTTTATCGCACATTAAATGAATTACAACGAGTTGTCCGGTAGTACTTTGTACAGAGCTGTAAGACAATGGCTTGATAATAATCCTGGTAAAGATCTAGGCGATTTTTCCAAAGAAACAGGTTATACTGGCCCAGAACTTCAGGTTAAAGATAAAAAAACCGGGCGAATTGGTCTACGAAACCGTAAAAGTGACAAAACTAGAGCAGATAGAATTGCTCAAAGTTCTGCCACAATGGATGAAAAAATTCGAGCTGAAGCTACAGCACAGTGGGACGAACTGGTTGGAGATCGGGACAAAACGTTTAAACTTGGTAACAAGAACTATACCTTTAAAGAGTATGTTGATTTAGAAGTAGATCGGCACAAACTTGAAACTGAGCGTATGGCTAAAGAAGCTAAAGCTCAAGGTAAAACGCTTGGACATGGTACTCCGACCACCGATCCTGATCGTTACGCAGAATCTTACACACAACAGTTCTCTGAAGAGGGCAAAGGCACTGCTGGTCAACTTGGTAATTTTGAATCTCAAGATAGAATCCCTCTTGACCAAACTGATCGCCTAAAACAAGCCGGTTTAGCCACCAGTCCTACAGAAGCCGCTCAAATGCACGTAGGAACTGGTGAAATCGGTGGAAGATTGCCAGATGAAAAGATAGCTGCAACCCTAAAACCTAATGAGGACGTTCCAACAGTTAAAGCGTCGTTGCTAAACAAGTTTTCTCCGTATCAGCGGCAGCAGCTTGAAGCAGCACCTACTTTAGAGGCTAAGGAGAACCTTATTAAGCAGTTTAAAGCCGATTCATCCGGCACTAAGATTAACGCTTTGCGTGTAGCACGTAATTTAGCACCTGCAATGCTCAGTATTCCAGCAGGTATGGCAGTAACTGGTCAATCAGCTGCTGCTGCAGTTAAAAATCCGACACAAGACAACATTGTCAACGCTGGATTTGATGCTGCTAATACTGTAGCGGATCTTGTTGGTCTAATTCCGACACCAATGACTATTGGCGCAAGTGAGGCAGCTCAAAGAGCGTTGATGATGGGTCAAATGGGTTACAATGCCCAACGCCGTCTGCAACGCATGATGGAAGCTGAAAAAGTAGCGTCAATGGAAAACAAATAACCTTTTATTATGAGCGACGTACTAGACGCCCTACAGGGCGATTTTAAGATTTTTCTACAAGCCCTGTGGTCGCAACTAGACTTGCCAGAACCGACCAGAGCACAGTACTCTATTGCCGACTATCTGCAACACGGTCCAAAACGTCTTCAAATTCAGGCGTTTCGTGGTGTAGGTAAAAGTTGGATTACGGGTGCCTTTGTGCTCTGGACTCTTTTTAATAATCCTGAGAAAAAGATCATGATTATTTCGGCATCTAAAGAACGTGCCGATAACATGTCTATCTTTCTTCAGAAGCTTATCATTGAGACACCCTGGTTAGTCCACCTAAGACCTAAAAATGATGATGCTCGGTGGTCGCGTATCAGTTTTGACGTTAACTGCAGTCCTTCACAGGCTCCTTCTGTTAAGTCTGTGGGTATTACTGGTCAGCTTACCGGTTCACGCGCCGACCTGATGATTCTTGATGACGTAGAAGTTCCTGGTAACTCTATGACTGAAATGATGCGTGAGAAGTTGCTGCAACTCTGTACAGAGGCTGAGTCAATTCTCACACCTAAGGAAGACTCCAGGATTATGTACCTGGGTACTCCACAAACTACCTTTACCATCTATAGGAAACTTGCGGAACGTAACTACCGCCCCTTTGTTTGGCCAGCTCGTGTTCCTCGTAAACTGGCAAACTACGAAGGGCTTATCGCACCCCAACTCCAAGAAGACATCGACCAAGGTGCCGACCCCTGGAGTGTAACTGACCCTGACCGATTTAGCCATGAAGACCTCCTTGAACGTGAAGCGTCTATGGGACGCAGCAACTTTATGTTGCAGTTCATGCTTGACACAAGCCTCAGCGACGCTGAAAAATTCCCACTCAAGATGGCTGATCTTATCGTCACCAGTGTTAATCCTAAGTCCGCTCCTGATGACATTATCTGGTGCAGCGACCCTAGAAACGTACTCAAAGAGCTTCCTACTGTCGGGCTACCTGGAGACTATTTCTACAGCCCAATGCAGATCCAAGGGCAGTGGGGACCATATCAAGAAACAATTTGCAGCGTTGACCCGTCGGGTAGAGGAACTGATGAGACAGCGGCAGCTTATATCTCCCAGCGAAACGGTTACTTGTACTTGCATGAAGTGCGAGCTTACCGAGACGGTTACTCAGACAACACGCTCTTGGACATTTTAAAAGGGTGTAAGAAGTTTAACGTCACTAAACTGGTAGTTGAAACTAACTTCGGTGATGGTCTTGTTGCTGAGCTATTTAAGAAACACCTGCAGCAAACACAGCAGGGTATTGACGTAGAAGAGGTACGAGCTAATGTCAGAAAGGAAGAACGTATTATTGATACCCTTGAGCCTGTCCTTAATCAACACCGCCTTGTTGTTGATCGTACTGTCATCGACTGGGACTACAACTCAAATAAAGACGACGCTCCAGAAAAACGTCTCCTCTATATGCTCTTCTATCAGATGAGCCGGATGTGTCGTGAGAAGGGAGCAGTTCGACATGACGACAGATTAGACGCACTTGCACAAGGCGTTAAATACTTTACAGACGCCCTTGCAATCTCCGCTCAAGAAGTCATTAAACAACGGAAAAGAGAAGACTGGAACGACCTCTTAGAAGCCTTTTTAGAGAGTCCAGAAGAGGCTACAAACCACCTTGCTTTAGGTTTTAATTTAGAGCAAAGAAGACAAGCTAGAGGTAATTCTAAAAGCCAGTCTCCGACTTGGTTTTAACCGGTGTCGGGTGTATACAGGGAGAAGGGTGGACTTCCTGTGTTGGGGGAGACAACAAATCTCCCCCTTCTTTTCTACCGGTAAACCGAATAAGGTTTTATTTTTCCACCACATCAAACAAAATACGGCTTATTTCCGTTTTACTACTGTATGTCTATCCACCACCACCAAGTACAACTAGTTCACCACACTAACAAAGGTGATGAATTAGTAGCCTATATGGCACGGGTATCTAACCCAGCTAATCAAAACAACACTCAGACAAGTGCTCGTTTGATTAAGTATCTCATTGACCATAAACATTGGTCTCCGTTTGAGATGGTAAACATGTGCGTAGAAATAGAAACTACACGGTCAGTAGCAGCTCAAATACTACGGCACAGATCGTTTAGCTTTCAAGAGTTTAGTCAGCGGTATGCCGATGCAACACTGCTTGGTACCGGCGTTATGCCGGAGCTTCGCCTTCAAGATACCAAGAATAGACAAAATAGTATTGAAGTAGAAGATGAAGACTTGTTCCTTAAGCAAGAGATTAAACAACTCTATAAGCATTCTGAGTTAGTCTATCGAAAACTGCTTGAAGCCGGTATTGCTAAAGAGTGTGCAAGGGATGTCTTACCCCTCAGTACGCCTACTCGTATGTACATGAACGGTACTCTGCGGTCTTGGATCCATTACTGCGACCTTCGCTGTGCTAACGGCACTCAAAAGGAGCATAAAGCGGTTGCAGACCAGTGTAAACAGCTTATTGCTGTCTGTTTTCCGGCTTGTTACGCGGCAGTCTGGGCGTAAAACCGTAGATTTTTGACAGAAATTTCTGAAGCCTATACCACGTCCGAGCCATGACGCAGTACCCCCAGGGGGGTGCCCGGTCGTACGCGCTTGGACGCGGGTTACCCCCGGCTGGACACCGGCACAACGCTGGCTAGCACTGGCGTTACGCCGCTTGCGTACCTGTGTCTGCCGCAGGTGCGCTGGACACAACCGGCGCTGAACCGGCTTGAGACTGGCTCGACACTGGTGCGACTCGCTCTGTCACGATCTGTCGCGCCACCCTTATCAATCAGACACCAACAGATAAGCACGGCTAAACACCGTTGCACTGCAGTCGATCTGCCCACCTCTGATCACAGTGATAAGCATCGCTAATGGGTTGAGCCGCCCAAAACGGCGCCACAGGCTGTAGGATGGCTACACAGCAGCTGGCTGGACGGTTACGCATACTCGACTCTCCCTGTTAAGGGGGAGGAGAGTCTCGTAAGCTCCACCGCCAGCTCTGCCGGTCCTCAG